TTGACGAGTAAAAATTTTAAACTTTTTGCGGCACAACATTATAACAATCCGGAATGTACGGATGTAGAAGAATTTAAGCAAGATCTCAGTAGATTTAAATATCTCAAAAGATTGCTTACTCGATACGAAGAACATGGTGAATTACAAGAGAGACTTATTCTTAATCACATTATAGTTCTATATAACGTATTTGGTATAGAAGCTTGCAATAGAATGATATGGTATAAGATAGATGAAAATCATTATCCTTATATCAAACCATTTTTAGTATATCTTCACTACTTACCTGAGGATGAAAAGGTTGAGGTCGTAATGGATCCAAACATAGTAGAGATATTAAGAGAACTTTAATGGGAATTATATCAAGAACAGGAGATTTATTTTATGCCTTTAGATTTCTAAAGCTGCTTGTCACTCCGTTTGAAAAGACAAAAGCTTTTGAACTTGGTATTATAGATAAAGATGGAGTTGTTCTCAAAAAAGGTGCTGAACGTTCTACACCTGAAGAAAAATCAGCATATACAGTTTTTCATAGACTTGTATTTAATTTAAAAAGAATTATGGCAAAAGCTCCAGGCGGTAAATCCGTTATTGCTCGTTATGGTGCAGCTCTTTTTCTTATTAAAGAACATACTGGAATGTCAGAAAAAAAATTAATAAAGACATTAGAAAAAGCATTAGATACTACATTTACAAAAGAGATTAATGAAAACTATTGGTATCAAGATGAAGAAGCAAGACTTATGCCAGGCAACTATATACTTACAGAAGATATAGCATCTCCAATAACTGGCGAACTCATAGCAAAACGCAATGAACGAATCAATGTAGATGATTTTAAATCTCCAGTCGGGAGCATTTCAAATATAAATATATATAGAGTCAAACATTCAAAAACGAATCAGGACATATACATAAGTAATAGAGACATAAGCAGATGAGAAGAACATTTAAGGAATACGAAGCAATGTGGGAAGACGCTGCTGCAAATTCTGTAGCTGGTGGTGGAGTATCATTACCTGCAGATGCAATGGGGAAACAAGCATTACTTAGAAGAAAAAAGAAAGCCAAAATATATGATGGTAGAACTAAAGAGGGTAAAAAGTTTGTAGAACGTATCCTTGCTAGGAGAAACGCGCGTGAAGCATCTAAAAAGATTACTTAACTGGATCAAATCCCTTTTTACCACGACATATACCATTCAGGTATCTTACGATAGTCAGTGGGGAAACGCCGATGATAAGATCTATACTGGCGTAAGATCAATTCAAAAACAAACATTTAAAGAACTTAAATTTATTACTGAAGATAAAAGACCTGTGCATATTAAAGCAAACAGTGGATTGAATTATAAGATAGAGGTGGAATAATGCAACAATTTTTTATAGCGATCATATTAGTACTAGGACTCAGTACCTGGTGGTTATATGGTACAAACCAAACATTAAAAGAAAATCAGATTAAACTCGAAGCTGCTGTCGAAGAACAGAAACAAGCTATGGAGATTATGAAAGAACAATACGAGAAACAAGGTAAAGCTTTAATGAATATGAGTAGACAAAATGCTCAGATCGAACAAGAAAAAGCAGAGTATCTTGCAATATTCTCAAGGCACAATTTAGACTTACTTGCTCTAAAAAAACCTGGATTAATGGAAAATAGATTTAATAAAGCAAGTGAAGCCGTGATGGAGGGACTAGAGGATGACACTGAAAAACTCAGCAATCTTAATCAGTAGTATATTTTTATTTACAGGATGTAGTACCTTAGGATTATTAGGTCCTAAGAAGATAGAGACTATATCTAAACCAGTACAGATTGATATTATGCAACCTGATTTACCAAGACCTGTAGAACTTACAGCACCTAAATGGTATGTGGTATCTGAAGCTCGAATAGCAAATCCATGTAAAAAGATTGTCCAAGAAGATGGTTCAGAAACAAGACCAAAGGTTTGCGATCTATCTGAAACAGAAAATCCTGATTGGCCAGAGGGTTATACCTATTTGGATCGTTTCTTAGATGAAATGAAAAAACAAAATAATGGTGAGGTTGTCTTTGTTGCCACATCAGTTGGTGATTACAAAGTCATGGCTGAAGACATGCAAGAATTAAAAAGGTATTTAAAACAATTAGGCGAAGTGGTTGTGTATTATAGAAATGTAACCATGCCTAATGGTGATAAAGGTGCAGGAGTAGCAATTAAGAAAAATGATTAGTCTTTTAGTCGCAGTATTTAAAGCAGTCATTACAAAGCTATTAGCTACATCAGCATTATCTTTTTTACATCCACATCTGCTTAAATTTGATGCATGGTGTGAAGATAAACTTGGAATTGATATTATTAAACAAGATAAAAAGTTCCATGAAAAATATCCCTTAGTGGCAGATCGCCTAAACGAAATCGAAAGAAGACTTAAAATTAAACAAAAATAAACGTTTACATTTGTTTAGTTTTGTGGTATAATATATATTATAATGAATGGAACAAACACAATAAATGTCACTAAACGAGATGGAACAATACAACCATTCGATTTAGATAAAGTACATAAAGTTTTAGAATGGGCAGTTGAAGATATATCAGGCGTGTCAATGTCTGAGATCGAACTCAAAGCAAACATACAACTTTATGATAAAATACCAGCTTATGATATACATGAGCTTTTAATCAAATCAACAGCAGAATTAATTTCTGATCATACACCTAATTACCAATTTGTAGCAGCAAGACTGATATCTTATAAGATGCGAAAAGAAGCTTATGGAGACTATGAGGTTCCATCGCTTTGGGTTATTATTAATAGGAATATGCAACTTGGAGTCTATGATGAAGAAATTCTTAATATCTATACTGACGAAGAAATCCAAGAGTTAAATGAATACATTAAGCATGAAAGAGATGATACATTTACTTATGCTGGTATGGAACAATTTCGTGGTAAGTATTTAGTTCAAGATAGAAGAACTAAACAGATATATGAAACACCACAAATATTGTATATGATGATTGCGATGACTCTCTTTGGAAAATATACAGACAATCGACTTAAATTTGTAAAGGATTATTATGATGCAATTTCTCAATTCTATATATCATTACCTACACCAATTATGGCGGGAGTTAGAACACCGACTCGACAATTCAGTTCTTGCGTCCTTATTGAATCAGGAGACTCCCTTGATTCTATTAATGCTACTGCTACTTCTATTGTCCGATATATAAGCAAAAAAGCTGGTATTGGAATAGGTGCAGGATCAATAAGAGCGAATGGTGCCAAAGTAGGCGATGGTTCGGTTGTTCATACAGGATTAATACCATTCCTAAAGTATTTTCAATCAGCTGTGAAGTCGTGCTCACAAGGAGGTGTTCGCGGAGGAGCGGCCACAGTTTACTTACCTCTTTGGCACTATGAGTTTGAGGATCTTGTTGTATTAAAAAACAATAAAGGTACTGATGAAAGTCGCGTAAGACATATGGATTATGCATTTCAGTTTAATAAGCTGATGTATGAAAGACTTTTATCAGGTGGTAATATAACCTTCTTTGATCCAAATGATGTACCAGGCTTATATGAAGCGTTCTTTGCTGATCAAGATGAGTTTGATAGACTATACGAAAAATACGAAAGAAAGACATCAATACGTAAAAAGACATTACCAGCACTTGAAGTCTTTCAACAATTTTTAACTGAAAGAAAAGATACAGGTAGGATATATCTTATGAATGTAGATCATGCAAATGATCATGGTGCATTCAAACCAGAAGTTGCTCCTATACGAATGAGTAATCTTTGTTGTGAGATTGATCTACCTACAAAGCCTTTAAATAATCATGATGACACAGAAGGTGAAATATCATTATGTACATTATCGGCGATTAATTGGGGATTAATTAATGAAACTTCCGAATTTGAAAAATATTGCGATCTTACTGTGCGTGCTCTTGATGAGTTACTTGACTATCAAGGGTATCCAATCCCAGCAGCTCAACAGGGAACACTTAACCGAAGACCATTGGGAGTGGGGATTATTAATCTTGCATACTTCCTTGCTAAAAGAGGATTAAAATACGATGAATCTGCATACGAAATTGTAGATGAATACGCAGAAGCATGGTCATATTATTTAATAAAAAGTTCAGCAAACCTTGCTGCTGAGAAAGGAAAATTGATATATAATACTGATACGAAATATTCTGATGGAATACTTCCTATCGACACTTATAAGAGAGCGATAGATAATCTTATAGTGCATAGAGAACGTTTGCCGTGGGAAGATTTGCGAAAGCAACTCAGAGAAACGGGAATTCGAAACTCTACACTAATGGCCTTGATGCCCGCTGAAACAAGCGCTCAGATAAGTAATAGTACGAATGGTATTGAACCACCAAGAGCATTGGTATCGTACAAACAGAGTAAGGATGGAGTTATGGCACAGGTTGTACCTGGCTATCATCACCTTAAAAATAAGTATGATTTACTGTGGGATCAAAAATCTCCAGCTGGATACTTAGCCATATGTGGTATATTACAAAAATATATAGACCAAGGTATCTCTGTAAACACATCTTATAATCCTGAACACTTTGAGGATAATAAGGTACCAATGTCCGTAATGATTACTGATCTCGTAACGGCATATAAGTATGGCCTCAAACAGTTATACTACTTTAACACCTTTGATGGTGCTGGTGAGATAACTGATGGTGAAACATATCATGCATACGATGGCGAATCAGAAACCTACGTTGAGGATGATGAAGACTGCGATTCATGCAAGATTTAAGAAAAAAAATAAATCAAAGAATGGATGTACTTCAAGCTTGGATGGAAGTAGATTATCATTTAAGAAATCCGAAAGTAGTATATGATCATACCTTAACAATAAGTAAATTTTGGTCAGTACTTTCAGAAGAAGATCGAGAATATATACAATGCGCACAAGACGCGATAGAAACAAAATCAACTATTTCATGGAAACCTGATGCCAGTACTTAAGAAAAATAAAAAATCACATTTAGAACGTAATATGTTTTTTGATGATGCAGTTGATATTGCTCGATATGACCAAGTCAAATACCCTCAATTAGAAAAGATTACAGATAAACAACTTGGATTCTTTTGGAGACCAGAAGAAGTAGATGTATCTAAAGACAAAAAGGATTTTGATAATTTAACAGATCATGAAAAACATATCTTCACATCAAACCTCAAACGTCAAATATTATTGGACTCTGTTCAAGGTCGGGCCCCGAACCTTGCTTTCCTTCCTATATGTTCGTTACCTGAAGTAGAGAACTGGGTTGAAACCTGGTCATTCTTTGAAACAATACATAGTAGATCATATACACATATTATAAGAAACATTTATCCAGATCCAAGCACAGTTTTTGATTCAATGCTAGATATTAAAGAGATTATGGATTGTGGACAAGATATTGCAAAATACTACGATGAATTAATTGATGATAATATGTCAGCAACAAATATCACATCACATAAAAAAACTTTATGGATGTCTTTATTATCAGCGAATGCTCTTGAAGGAATAAGATTTTATGTTTCCTTCGCCTGCAGTTGGGCATTCGCTGAGCTTAAGAAGATGGAAGGTAACGCAAAGATTATTAAATTTATTGCAAGAGATGAGAATACACATTTAGCTGGAACAACTGTAATGATTCGTAATCTTTTAAAAGAAGATAATGCATTTGTTAAAATATCAAAACAAATGGAAGATGAAGCAGTTAAATTATTTGTAGATGTTATTGAACAAGAAAAAGAATGGGCGACATATCTTTTTAAAGATGGTTCAATGATTGGATTAAATGAAGCAATATTACACAATTATATAGAATGGATAGGATGTAAACGAATGAGAGCATTAGGTTTACCTTGTCCTTATCATGTACCACAAATGAATCCATTACCTTGGACAGAAAAATGGATATCAGGTGGAAACGTACAGGTTGCACCACAAGAAACTGAAATCAGTTCTTATGTTGTTGGTGGAGTAAAACAAGACGTAGATAAAAATACACTTAGTGGATTAAGTTTATAAATAATTTTTTAGGAGAAAAATATGGAAGTATTAGCATTATTATTTTTTTTATGGGCATGGGATGGAAACCTTTGGGAAGAGGTAGATCCTGAACCAGAAGAGCCTGTAGTAGAACAATCAACACCAGTACCAGATAATGCAGTTAATGTTACAGAGGTAACTCAAACAGCAGCAGTACTTACAGCAGTAGGACAAGCATTAAGTGGTACATCAACAGCGACTCAAACAGAAGCTGAAATTATTGAAGAGCTAGAAAACATGGATGATACTACAACAACAGTACCTACAACAACATCTACTGGAACATCAACTTCAACAAGCACATCAACAGGAACATAATATGATAGAGATATATGGTAAAGATCATTGTCCATATTGTGACAAAGCAATAGCATTGGCAGAAAGAATAGAAGCAGAATTTGTATATAAGAAATTAGATACCGATTTTACAAGAGAAGATCTAATGGAGAAATTTCCAACAGCAAGAACATTTCCACAAATCACTATTAATGGTGAAGCAATTGGTGGATACGATGAATTTTGGAAATGGGAAGTTGGTCAAAGAGTGTCATGATTTTAGAATGCGAGTATTGCTATTCTAGGATTGTTATTAAACCTGACGATAGAGAAACTAAAATTAACTTTTGTCCTCATTGTGGTGAACCTTGCGACGATGATATGGATGAATTAAACTTTGATGAATAATTGGTTATATCAAGGAAGAAAGTTCGAACCACCAGAAGATTTTACTCCAGATGTTTGGTATGGTTTTGTATACTGTATAACAAATAGAGCAAATGCAAAAAAATATATTGGAAAGAAGTTTTTTTGGAAAGCAAAGACGCTTCCTATTACAAAAACTCGTAAGAGACGACAAAGGCTTAAAGTTGAATCTGATTGGCGTACATACTACGGTTCTAATAAACACTTACAACAAGATGTCGAAAAGATGGGAGAAGACTTCTTCCATAGAGAGATTATACATCTCTGTAAATCAAAAGGCGAATGCGCTTATCTTGAAACAAAAGAGCAATTTGAAAGAGAAGTCCTTTTAAGCGAGAAGTATTATAATGGTATTATCAATTGTAGAATTGGTGGAAATAGTGTGAAAAACTTGTTT